CGCTGAGATCCAAAAGTAGATTCATAATCTTGAAGCGCTTTGTTTTTTAAATTTACGTTATCTAGCAGAAGTCGTTGCTCTAAATTGGTAGATTCAGCCGCCTGATTCTTAGCCAGATCTAATTCAGCCCCAGCCGCCGCCGCTCCGCGAAGACCGCTCGAGCCAAGACGAGCACGAAGCGCTCTGGAATCTCCCTGATTTCTTGCCGACATTCCCTTAAACGCCTGCTCCCTGGCCGCTTGATTCTGAGTAGCATTTAGTCCTCCAAGGTCAGACTTGCGTCTTTCAAGAATTTCCATCATCTCAGGAGTGGCAGAAGCATCAACCATTCCAGATCCCTCTTGAGACTTACTAAAATAGTTTTTCGCAAACCTTCGTCCTTCAGTTCTTCCAGCCTCTCTGTCTTTCGCTATTCTTTTGCGCTGATCATCTAAAAAGAATTTATCAGCCTGACTATCTAATAGTCTTTTCTCTAAAATATCTTTTTCTTGAGGAGAAAGGTTTCTGCCTCCCCTGCTAGTGCTGACATTTCCTGAAAATCCAGCTCCGCGAAGCGCTCCGTCAACGCTAATAGGATTGCCCCCAATTTCAGGGCTTCTGTACCCGCGATCACCGGGCCTTAGTCTGCGTTCTTTTTCTAATCTGTCTGCTTCGTTTTGGTCATTAGCAGTTGACATAAAATCACCTCAAAAAAATTACTGTTAAAGACGCCGAAACGCCCCCCTGGTTTGTAAGTCTAACAAAACCAGAATCCCAAGTACCATCTACAATTAAAGTCGTTCCAGAAATTCGAACTATTATTCGTTTTGTAGGAATAGCCCCATCCCTGAGCTGGTTTCTTATCGAAACCGTAGCCCCGGAAGCTATTGTAACTGACGTCTCAAAAGATTCAAAATTTTCTGACAAAGTAAGCTTAGTTAAGCCTGTTTTTAAATTGCGAAGTGACGCCGCGAGCTCTTCCGACAAGTACTTTAAAACGTCTCTAACCTCGCCTTTTAAATTCTTAAATTCTTGAAAGTTTATGAAGTTCATTAGTCTTTAAGACCCCTTTGAACATATGGAAGCGCTACTTCCATTTCGTAACCAGACAGCGTCACGTTTTCATAAAGAATATTATTCGATAATAAGAACCGCGAAGACTTAGCCTTTACCGCAACATTTTTCGCAATCGGTTCCAAGCTCGAAGACGGATCGCCGTACGGATCCACTCCATAAGCCGATAAACCATAACCAAACCCTCCCCCACCGAGCTCAAAAATCGCAGACGTAACAGAAGACCCAGAGATATAATTAATCTCTTGATCGTACTGAAAACGAAACGACGGACTCTGGACCGGCTCTAACGCTAAAAGCTTCGTGCGAAGAAAAACTTTAAATGTCGCTGTAGATTCGAGCGCTTCCCACACAGAACCAAACTGCCAATTAACCGGTAGATTGTGGTCCGCATAGTCTTCCTTTAAATTCAATCCACCAAACTTCGCAGCATAACTTTGGACTGTAGAAGTTGGCGCGTCCGCTCTGCGGCCAGTGAACCAAACTTCATCATTTAAAACAGTCGCCCCAGCAGAAAAATCTAAGTTACTCCACTCAGCCCAGCCTAATCGAAAGTAATCATAAGACCACACTCGAGAAAAAGAAGACGCGGACTTGTAAGAATCAAAAACTTCCTCGTCAGGTAAGAAAAGCAAATACTTCTGCGTTTTCGTATCAACAACTGAAATAGACCGCCTAAAAACAAAAGACCTCTGCGTGTTCAATATCGGCTGAGAAAATATGGGCCGTATACTTCCAGAAACTTCCTCTGGAAGCTGGCCAGAGGTGAAGCGATAAACGCCACGCTCTGATAAGAAATAAAGATACCCCTCAATCTCTTTGATCGATTGATGGGAAACACAGCCCAGATTCTTGGTCAAAAGATCTACTCGATACTGACCGAGCTGAATTACTCCCGACACAATGAAAATAGATCCCCTCGAAAACGAAGTTTTGAAAACTGCAAAAATCTCATTTGCAGATCCAATACCGCGAATAGGCTCATTCTGATCCGTAACACAGTCGAAAGATCTTCGAAGCGCGTCAAAGCCTTCTGGAAAATCAATGTCTGCAAATGTGACAGTGCTTGGATTTTTAGGATCTCCAGCTAAACAAAGAGTGTTCTGATGAACCGCCAAGTACTTAACAATTGGAGGTAGGCTCGGCCTCACGATTTGATTCGGAAGAACCGCCCCGACTAGGCCGTTAGTGTCTGCATACACTTGAGTCGCTACAAAAGAATTGTTAGGAACTTCAGCTGATTGATTCGCGTTAAAACTAACTTCATTGTATTCAGCGCCGCCATTTAAGGTGCGAATAAGTTTGATTCGTAAATTATTAGAGATAGGAATAGCACTCGCCACGTTCACCGCTGCACCGGCCACTGTGATCGACGTAGTCGTTCGATTAGTAACTACTCTTTCGACATATCGACTTGTAACGCCGTCGAAAAAATACGCAGTATCACCCACCTGCATTGTGTGCGGCGAGTTAGTAACTGTAATAACATTCACTCCAGATTGGACCCCGTTTACTAGAGCGCAATTCGTATTAAAGCCGGTCGCTGCTTGAATGTTTTGAACCGTAACGCTAGCAGTTTGATTCGTTGGCGCAGTTAACGCCGAGGCTTCGGACCATTCGCCCTCAATAAAATTACCTTGAGCGTCTTTTTGAACGTAATAGTACCGATATCTTGACCCAGCATCGGACCAGCCGGTTCCGCCTAGAGAGATTGTAGCAATATCCGAAGGCTTAGGAGCTCCCGCACGATAAAATGTCTGGCCATCGTATTTCTGAAGAAAGTTATACCCGTTCGTAACATAAAGAACGTTGTTCAAACTTACGGAGGAGCAGTTCTCATAAGAATCTTCACCTCTATTAGTAAAAGATCCAAGGAGAGGATTCACGACTGTTGTATTGATAGGTGACCAAGCAATATAATTGATCACAATTGGAGTCGCTGTGGAAATTCTTCCATCAACAGTTATCGGCAAAAGTGCCGCTGGAAAAGTTGTACTACCTGAAATCGTAGCCGTGAAATTGGCAATGGCATCAATGGCCGTTTTTAAGTTCGCTAGAGTCACTGGGGTAACTTCTGCAACAGCTGTACCTAGGTCAAAATCAAGCAGAGAAACGGAGTCCGCTGAAATTTGAGCTCGAAAAGTGTTGGTCGTGCTAGAAACAACAGTATTAAACAAAACTAGTGTAGCCGCTCCCGTGTAAGAAATAGTTAGTGTCGAACTAATCGCTTTGTTGGGAGTGACATCAAGTGAAATTAACTCAGAAACAGGAAGCCCAGTCACTAAATCAACTCTCGTGTAGTTTTCCGTTCCAAACCTTCCGCCTGTTAAACTGAGATATTTCCACCCAGGGCGCTTTTCAATTGAAGTCGTGTCTTTTTGGCGAGCGTTTAAAAAAGCCGTCGCAAATATGCGCTCTTTTAAAAGCTCGCTCGTACGAAGATCTATGCCTCCAAAGTTTGAAAAGTTACGAATGATTTCTCTGCTAGCCATTACGGAATCATCCCATGGTCAAGAATGGTTATGTATTCAACGTCCTCACTTAGGTCAGTCCAATTCGTAACAATATCATCAAGAAGTTCTTTCAATTCCTCGCTAGCATTTACAATGTCGTCGCTAGAATCTCTTCTAAAAACATATCTATTTGCAAATACCTGCAAAAATCTTTCTGTGTCGTCAGAAAGCTGGCAAAAAGAGGAGGCATCATATCCCGTTACAATTAAGTCGCCGACAGAAAGCGTTTGATCAACTTGATAAGCAAAGCTTAGTGGAATGGTCAAAACACCCGTGGAAGAATTGATCCCAATCAAAGGAATCTTATTCATTTTTATCGTTCCATATCGATCAACAACAGAAAGATAGTTCGCTGCTTGCATCGCAATTAAATTGTCACCAGTCATCGCAACGTCGCCGCTTACCGTTACGGTTAGGGCGGTTATGTTTCTATTTACAGCGTCTAAGGTAACATCCGAAACAGCCGCTCGAGGAATATCTAGAGCAGGAAGACGATAAACGTAATTAAGCCGAACCCCGTTTGGAACGCTAGTCGATGGCTTAGGATCTAATATAATTTTAGCGTTTCTAAGAATATATCCATCAACGTAAAGGCCTGACGTGTTGTTTCTTTCTTTAAGAGACTTCGCATTCAGCTGGCAATAGTCTTCCGAAGATCCGGTCGAGGAATATTCCAAAGTAACTAGCTTCTGTTTAAAAAAAGCATCGTCCGGGATGGGATATTCCGCCGTATTTGCAACGACATCGATGAACGATTCTTTAGTAAACGCTTGAACATTCACTCCGAGAATAACCGCCTGCAAACGTTCTTGAGCTCGATTCAGTGCGTTTATAAAATCAATGTCTTGGATTCCTTCGGTAGAAGACACGACAACTGCATTAGATAAGTTGTTGGTGTCTCGCCTAACCTGAGCAATAAGTTGAGAGACTGATAACATTTATGTCCCCTTATTTTTTGCCTAAGGTTTTCTTCACTTGAAGCTTTGCGGCGGCAAGTCGAACCTTCTTTTCAAAATCAGCTGAACCTTCATTTTCCATCGCTTTATTAGCAGCGGTTTCATTGTCTGATCGCATTTTTTGCGTGTACGAAGACTCACTTTTGCTAGAATTTTCGTTACTTTCAAATTTTTGATTTTCGCCAACAAACCCAGAAGTGGAAGAACTTTCTTCCGCTGTAGTAGGGCCCTGGTCGTCTTCAGCAGATTTCATGTTAGGATATTCATTCCCATTTTCCATCTGCTCGCAAAACTCTTTAATTTTTAAGTAAAATTCCTCAGCGCTCATTCGTTTTTTCTTATTCTCGCCAAACTTTTTCTGTGGTGCTGCTACTTCAGTAATTTCGTCCATTTCATCCATCGTGTAAGTCGTTTTCATTGTCTTCCTCCCATACTCATATTTTGAATTAATTTTTCAAAGGCCTGCTGCTGAGACGATACCCCGCCTTGGGCTGACTGCTGCTGATTCTCGTAAGCCGCTAAAGATCCCTGAAGTAATCTCTGTCTTTTCGCTTCTTCAGCTTTAGCCTGAGCTCCGAAAACACCGGCCAAAGTTGTCGCAGCTGCAATTGCAGCTAGAGTTATGGTTGCTGGTTCCACTTAAGACCTCCTCGTGTTGGCCATTAAACTTGCTAACGCTCTTTGCAGTTGATTTTGACCGCCTTGCTGGCCCTGAGATTGAAGAGAAAGAGCAGCATTAGTGCCGCTCAACTTTCTGTTCTTAGCGCTTTCTTCAATCGCAATTTGATTTTTAAAAAGATCAGCAAGAGTTTTTGCACCAGCGGCACCCGCCGAAGCTCCAATAGATGCACCGTCTATACCTGCAGACGCACCGTCTACAGCCGACGCTTCAGCGCCTTCGATACCAAGGCCGTAAGGATCGACACCCTCCACCTGAGGAAGATCCTGTCCGTCTAATTGGAAGTTAACTTTTTTCTTCAAAATATTTTCATAACTATTAAACATATTAAATTGGTCCTACGTATTCGACGTTAAAGTATGAGTCTTCGATGGTGCCAGCCATCGTTAAAGTACTGACTGAGTTATTCCCACGGCCAAAAAGTGCCATCCAAACTGTATCACCAGCGTTTAACTGACAAACTCCGTTAACGTTTGTCCGCACGATGACAGAGGCAATGGCTGCCTGACTAGTCGCCCGTAAAAACACATTGGCAGCTGCAAAAGAAGCTCCGACTTGAAGTGTTGCAAAATACTGATCAGCCAAAACGTTAGTTGAGAGTAAGGCGACGGAGAGGTCGAACCGATACAGGCCAGAAATGGGCGCTACAAAATTAGAGTTAGCAGCGCTAAACCCCGAAAGACTTCCGCCACCGCGAGTTATCCCGCTAGCCGTCGTGGAAGTAACACTATTAAATAATAATTGTATACTACTTGAGTTTGTAGCAATGCCAGTTTGATTCGTTCCCGCTCTATGAGCTGTGACAAAAAGGGTGCGTTGAACTTCACCCGGATTATTTCCAGAAGATTTACGAAGCCGCCACCGAACCGTGTTTTCCCAATCTCCAAGGCCCGTTCCATCAGCCCGCATAAATCGATATCGCAAAAAAGTAACATCAACATCCGTCTGAGATCCGGACACTCTCGTAAACACAGCCCCAGCATTCCCCGCCGCAGCTGATGCAGAAAAAATACCAGCAGAATATGAGGTACCACCCGGCCCGCCAAAACTTGATTGAGAAACCCAGTTGTTAGTGCCGCTTATATTAAATTCTAAAATCAAAACATCTGTTGGCTGAATAGGATTTTGAAATCGAACTCGCTTGTCTCTAGTAGCGGCTAACGCTCCGCCCATTAGCTGACCGACTGCACCATAGCCAAAGTTGGTGGCGTCGGAGGCATCCCAAGTTCCAGTGTTAAACGTAAACTCAGTAAAGCTAGACTGAAGGCTGACGTTAGAATCCCACCCGACTACAGGAGCTACAAAAGAAATGTTAATGTTATCAGAAGCTCCGAAGGAAAATGGTTGCGTAGGACTAACCGCGTCAACTGACCCAGCGTTTATCTGTATAAACTCAACAGAGGAAGCGCCGGAAAAAACAGAGCTAGATTGAATTGCGCATAATGGATTCGTGGCAGTCGCCGAATCCCTTGCAAGACCAACCCCAAGAAAAAATGCACCCACTCCGTTTATTTTTGTAGTATCAATCGAAACTCCGGGAGGGAGTGTTAACCGAAAAGATCCTGTGCCGGTACCAGGCGCGCCACTGAAGGCAATCGAAGCGGTTACGTTTACAGAATCACCAACTCGGCGGAAAAATCCTACAACTGTATTGTTGGTGTACTGAAGGCCGTTAGTCCCTCCGAACAAAACTGGAGTGTACGAACGATAAGAACTAATTGCAGGTCCAAGAATCAAATTACTAGGTCCGGCAAATAAAGAATCGATCTCGAGCGTTCTAGAACCAACAACCTGACTTCTAAATCGAATAGCGTATTGATCCCCAGCCGTAGCAGTAGGAAGAAATTTTGCTAGAAACTGATAAGCTCCAGACGCCATCGCGCTTGTAGACGGAGCTGTAAGTTCTTGAAAAGTTCCCGCTGAATTATATCGAACAATAACTAAATCAATGTCGCCATTCGCAAACGTTGCACCAGCTTGTGAATCAAATCGAACATCTAAAACGGTTCCAGCAAGCGTGTCTGCCAAGTCCGGCGTAAACATCGGCGTCTCAACGAATTGATTTCCGCCACCGCCGGCCAAGGTCATGACTAAAGAGCCAGGAGGTCTAAGCGGGGTACTTGTATCGTAAGACATTAAAAGTGCCGCTGTTGCCGTTGGTACGACCCAAAATCCTTGCCCTGTCGTGCGATTCCCGCCAATTGCTTGGTTATTTGCCGCTCCGCTTAAGGGGTCTACAGAAAAATCAAAATAACTTTCAAAATAATTACGGCCAGCCGCTCCCGATCCGAAAGCTCGGAGATTAGTTCCGTCATCGAACATCGGTCGATTCGCTGTGGTATCATATACAACAGTCGCCTGTTTTCTGGTCAAAGCCGTCAAATTCGCAAGCGTATTTTTTGGAGCGGTTAGTCGATTTGAGTTTGATGCAGTGCCGCCATCTATGTCTTTGTTAGTTACGATTTGAACCGCATCTAAACTAGCCACTGTTCTTGCCACTCCATTATTTCGGAATTGAAGGCCTAGCAACGTGTTGTTCGCGATATCACCGTCGGCAGTTATCACACCCGCGCCGGACTCAACAATGTTAAGCTTACTAGTTAAATTTAAAATAGAGCCGGTCGTGGTCGCGCCGAGCTCAAGAGTGTCAGTGTTGGTAACTCGAATAACGTTAATGTCCGCCGTGTTCGCAGCGTTCCTGCCTCTCAAATATTCGGTATTGGTTAACCGAATCTTAGCTCCCGACACTGCGTTATTTGAAAACGACCCAGTGACAAGCTGATTGCCTTTCGGGTTTCCAGTGTGATCGTGTGACGCGATATTCGTCCACGTAACATTGAACATGACCTGATCCCAGTTTCGAAAACCTCGCGCTGGGATTTGAAGTTGAACTCCATTTAATGTGGTGAAAGACATTTCAAATCCCTTCTATCAGTCGATCTCAACTATTAGAGAAACAGACAAAGCCGTTGTCGTTGCATAAGTTGGGGTTCCACGTGAAACAAGCTGACCAAAAAGCGTAGTTTCTTTTGCTCTGATTCTGTCTGTTGTCACGACTGAAACTTCAGGAAGAACAAACTTGAAGTTAGGAACTTGTACAATGCCCGCCGTGTTCGCACTGAATTGCGAATAACTCCCGGCAATAATATTTATAAATCCAATACAATTTAAAAGATCAGCGTTACTCGGAGCAAACGCAGATCCGTTGGCGGTAGCTGTAAAAGTTTGACTAAACAAAACTAAATCAATTGCCGATCTTTGATTTGAAATGTCAGTAATCAAAACATTAGTGATGCGCCCGGACCCCTGCATCTGATTCGCTATTAAGCTGAAGGTCAAAAGACCTCCGATTGCTTGCCCAGCTGAATAAGCCGAGGTTGTTATTGTCGGCGTTTGAACTGATGAAGCTGTTGGTATGATTACTCGATTAGCCATAAAATCCCCTCAATCAACGAAAAATGTACACTCAAGACGAAGCGCCGTTGCCGCACTCGCCCCGTAATTCTGAATCCCTCTCGAAACAAATACAACGAATAAGGAAGTTTGCTTTAGCTCTAAAGGACTTCCGAACATAGACGCCGGCTGAGGAAGTACTCCTAAATCCATAGCCATTCCTATATTCAGCTTGTCCGCTAATCTCTGCGCACTTGTGTTGATGTAGTCACCCGCCGTTATCGAAACGCGGCCTAGATAATCTTCCAGCTGTAAATCAGTCGGCGCAAAGGCAACCTTGTCAGTCGCTGTGGGTGCGCTTCTAAAAAAAACTAAATCAATCGCACCCGCCTGAGTCGTTCGATCAACCAGCGTTATACTTTGAAGAGTTAAAGTTCCTTGCTGTCTGTTCGCCACATTTTCAAGTGTGTTCACCGCTCCGATCGACTGACCGGCCACGTATGCAGAGGTCGTCGCCGCAGGAACTGCCCGCGCACGACTTGTTATTCCGACAACTCTCGTCGCCATAAAATCACCTCAAAAAATTAAAGTGCTACGTCCCAACCTGTTAGAAACACATGCACAACTGCATCTGTTGCTGTCGTGTTGTTGTATCCGAAAGTCAGAATTTGAACCGAAGTCGCTGACACGGTTCCAATTTGAGCCCGAGTCAAGGCTGTCAGAGTAGTCGCCACAACTGAAGGCACTCGAACAAATCTTTCATTAAAAGTAAGAAGATAATCACCCGTTCCGGTATCTGTTAAAGTAACCGCGCCGGTTCCTTCCGAAAGAACCGCCGTTGCAGTAACACCATCTACACGAGCGGCGATTGAACGCTGCCCTCTTAAGCCTGATTGAACTTTTCTTAACATAAAAATCTCCTAAATTAAGACCATCAGGGCAGAGAACCGCCCTGATGGAATATTGACATTAAACCGGCGTAACCCCTTGAAATTACTATAAACCGGCGTAACCCCTTGAAATTACGACAAGCCCGTTATAACCCCTTGAAATGACGGGACAATATAGGTCTCGAGGTAGCCTCCATATCGCGCCGAATAGGTATCTCCAGCGTCTCGCAAGAAAACAGATCCATCGTCATCAAAAAATCCGAAGTCAGGTCGATGGAAAATAGTCATATAATCGTCATTAACAAGATAGATTCGATCATCGTCAACGAAACGCTCGGGCATAATCGGAACTGCTCCAGAGGCGCTCATAAACTCAAGAGCGTTGAAAGATACTTTACCTTTCAAGTTACCGTCTCTGGGTGCAATTACATATTGTTTCAAATCTTCCATAAGATTCATGATTTTCGCGTACTGCTTGAAACTAGCAACAATCATCTTGGGAACTTTTCCACAACGTCTTTGAACTTCTAACATTTGATTGTTCAAAATATCCAAAGTTACAGGGCCCGAGTTAGCGTTCAACTGTGTTGATTGCCATCGACGACCAACGTTTAAGTTGTAAAGGGTTCCAGAAGTAGCATCGCAAACGCCTTGAAGTCCTTGAGGACACACAGCTCTAGAGTTTTGCATATGTACATAATCATTCGCCTGAGGAGCGGTTACAGTACCAACCGCAGCAACAGTCACGACTCGAGTCGATGCGACGATAGCTGTGATTTCAAAAGTTCCGCGAGCTGTACCACCAGTTAATCTTGCAGTGTTGATGTCAACATAGTCTTTTTCTTCAAAGTTCGCTTCTTTCCATCGATCAGCACCAGTTGTGATGATGGTCAAATCGTAAGGGCCAGAGCCGGAAACAGAAGCAATCTGTCCCAAAACACCAGATCCATCACGGAAAAGAGTGTAGCTCATGAATCTCATGAACGATTCAACGCCTTTTTTAGTAACTTCATCGATTCCTTTTCCGAAGGCACCTTCAGAATTGGAACTAGCCTTGATGGCTTCTCGGTCATATTGCATGACCGAATACATTTTTTTAGCAACGATAAGCGCCTTACCATAGTTCGCTGCATTCGCTACAGGAAGAAGACCAGCCCCAACACCACCAGAAAAACTAGTAGGCTGAGAAATAAACAACTGATCACCAGTAAAATCATAATCTTTTTTTGCACGAGCTAACATCACGTTAGCAGAGTTATAAGTGTTCATCGCTAGAGGCCCGTACTTCGTTTTGAAGAAGCTGCTTTGCGCTGAAATGTTGAAACTTGCCATGTATCAATACCTCTTTTTTTAAATTAAATTTTTTGATTATGTCTTAACGAGTAGCTATCAACCGAGATCATCGAACGTCATTGACGCCCACTTGTTCACGCTTGGCTTCGCTTCCAACCCTTGAGTTTTGTGCGGCTGATTCTTGTGAATCTTGGCCTGCAAAATTTTCGCTTCTTCAGCTGTTGGCTCTCTATTTTGAGGCTCATCTGAAAAAAGACCTAAGATATCATTATCAGTGAAATCAGGATGTTGTGCAATGATGTCATGAATAATTTCAGCGCGGCTACTCTTTTCTGATTCCGAAGCGCCTTCAATTTCTGAAAGAGCATAAGCCCTCGACCAAACCATTACCGTTCGGCGATAATCTGCAACGACTTCAGGCGTGATACTGGGGACAGCGTTCGGGTTTCTATCTTGAAGATCTTTTAGTTGATCAAAGTATCCCTTGAACTCCTCCTCTGACGCACCCTCCGCTTTCAAAATAGCGTCAACTTTACCCTTCATTTGATAAGAGCTCTTCTCGCTCTCAATCTCATCGCGCTGACGCTTGATATCGTGAAGCTGCATGTCCAGCCTCTGCTTCATCGTAGAAGCTTCCCTAGCCTCAGGACTCATAAGCTCAAACTGCTTAATCTTCTGCACAGCCGACGAATAATACTCGGACACAGCCTTCTCAGCATCTGCATCACTCAAACCCATATAACGGCTTGCGGTGAATAAAAGACGGTCAATGTTCTTCGTCTCAATCGCCGCGTAAACATCCCCCATCAGCCCGCGCACATCAGCCGATTCCTTCTGACTTCCCTCTTGCTCCTTTAAAAAACTATTTCTTTGATTAGATAAATCTTGAAACTTCTTCTCATAAGATATCTTCCCAGAATAATTCTGAGATAAATCAGCTAAAGAAACCTGAAAAGGCTTCTTGTCTACGAAAACCTCAAACTTAGTTTCCGGATCAAGCTCGGAATGCTTACCGTCAAGAAATGCCTTATGCATCTTCTTCTGCGCCCGCACTTCCTCCGCTCTCTTAGAAACTTCCTTCGCTTCTAGTAGATCAGAAGAGGGAACATCCTCACGCTCCTTCTTGATGCGACGAGAAAAGTCATCGACTCGAGTGATGTTCACGCCGTCTAAATCGTCAAAAGTGACCGCATCCCCGACGTTTAAAGATATCTTGCCGTTATTAGAGTCCGGCGAATTCTCCGCCTGCCTTGACTCCGACTTCTCCACTACCGATCCCGAGATCTCCGCTGATGCTTCCATTTATTTCCCCTTCCATCGTTGCCCCAATTGCCGGATCTACCTGACCTGGCGTTGGAGTCGCGTTCATTGGTTTTGAAACTTTAAAAAATAAAGGAAACTGAGGAAGAGCCTGAATAAGCTGACCATAAGCCACACTTTCCGACGTTTTCTCAATCATAAAATATTCATGAGCTCGGATATGATCAATCATTCGATCCTGCGCCTCTTGAGGTAAATGCTTAAATCTCTGCTCTTGCAAAATCTTATAGTGAGTCTTCCAGTGAACAATGTGATTCTCATAATCCTGCGGGTCAGTGTTCTCCGCGTCTTGATAACCATCTCTCTCATTAGAAATGCCCATTTGCAAAAGTCTCTCGTTCTCAGACTCAGCGCTCTGATTCGCAATCGATGCCTGATCCGTAAACTTCTCCCCAGGACTCATGCCAATCATTTCAAGAACTTGATCAGGAGAATACTGATCAGGGTAACGATCCGATAAATCAAGGATCGTCTGCATCCTGGCCGCCTTCGACTCAGGTAACGCATTGCCGTTTTGAATCGTTACGTTAAAACGCTTCTTCAATTGAGACACTTGGAAGTTCATCACCTCTTGGTCCATCCCAGTTCCAGCACCAACAGCTTGAATAATCCTCTCGTCAGAATCATCATACTTATTCGCAACCACTAAAATCGATTTCAAAACTAACTCGCGAATCGATTGCTGATAACGAATCACACTTAAAGAAAATCTCTCGTTTTCTTGCTCAGATAAAAATTGCAAAGCTACTCCGGCCTTGATCCCAGCCGGTGGCTCACCGCGACTCGTACCAAAAACTAGAGATAATTGCTGTAAATCAGCCTTTAACTGCTCTCGAAACGTAAATAACTCAGGCGCATTAGGAGAAAAAGAAACTAACGCAGGAGCAACAGGTCCCTTGAACTGCGTAACCGTAATATCATTCCCTAAATTCTCAGTCTTCGTAGAACCAAAAGGCACCATCCACTTAGGATGAGCGGCCAAAATCTGACCCTTCATAATCATCGTAGTTAAAATATTATAATGATCTTGAAGCGGTCTTAAATGACGATACAAACTAACGCCGCGTAACTTAGAAGGCCTCTCATCCGCAGTTAAACGAATACAAGGTAACATCCCAGGCAAATCATCGCCTGGCTGATAAAATGGATAATCTACATTCTCTAAAAGAACATCCTTCGTGAACTTAATAAGCCTACCCTTGGGAAGATAATGCGTAGGTCGATGAAAAAAAGTGTAAACACTCGCATCATTGCCTTCCATGAAATCGTCAGAATCTCGGTCAAATTCGCTTACGTCTGAATCCGTCTTTATCGAATCAACTTCCTCAGGATAACGAACCTTCAATTCGTCAACAGACTCCCGATCATAAGTAATGACCCAATCCACATCCTCCCAACGCTTTTTGTTATCAAGAAAAACATGAAACGCTTCATAAAGACGGTAATCAATATCCCCAATTCTTACAGAACGTGGATCAACTTGATTATCTTCCCCATCCCCTTCCGGATCTTCTACCTTTTCAGGCATCATCTTGGCGATAGGGTGCTGAGGTCCTCGGTTCGCATCCCACAAAGTAAAAATGTAAGACTCCCCAACTACATCCGCCGAACGAACAGCTTTAATAAGTAAATTCTCAATCTGAGCAGAATTCCATAACGCATCTACAATTTTTTTAGAAACCCTAGCATCAACCTTGTCCTCAAACTCATTCGTCTGAGGTAAAACATCAAACGCAGGACGAAATTTCATCAAGCGAGCCGTCCTCGCTTCCGTAAAATCGCGCAAATGGTTAACTGCAATACGCTTGTACTTACGACCAGATGGATTATTTCGATTAGATGCCTGAGTCCTTTGATCTACATCACCACCCGAATAATATATCCCTTCATACGCCTGCAAATTCAATCGCATCTCGTAAAAGTCATGCATCCAACGCTGCTTCTGCTGAGAGATACAAGAAGAAAGCCAATCCTTAACTTCCTTGGGACTGTTCATGTCTAAAGTGAAAAACGCCTTAAGCCTTTGACCCCCACCATGCGCTTCATCAAACGCTGAATAATCATCCATTTAAAATCCCCTCCCCAAAAAAAATAAATTACCAGTCGGACATAGAAGGGAACGCTCGACTACGCCCTGACCCCTCCGAAAAATCCAACGCATTGTCACCTGTTTTGAAACCAGGCTTTAACATCTCAGCCTCTAACTGCTCATCCGTAACAGAAGCAGCCGACGCATCCATCCATTGAATATTATGCGTAGAGTTTTTCATCGCCAAAATCATGACTAACGAAATTAAACCGCTTGCCGCGCCAATTAGAGATAAAATCAATGTCAATGCAATTAGAAAATCCATGGTTAAAAGTATTCATATAACAAACTATCGTCCATTCTTTCTTCTTCAAGCATGGAATCCCTTGCAGAAATCTCAATCATTCGATCCCTACGCTCCAAAGGTAACGTGTCATTGGCCGGTACCGATTCGTTCAAAGAATAATTAAGAGCGTGCAGTAAATAACGTAAACAATCTAAAACGTGATCATTCTTTTTCGCTATCCTCCCAGAATCGCTCCGCACGTAGTTAGAAATCTCACGGATTAAGTTTTCGCAACGATCCGATATAATGATCTTCTTGTGAATCATTAAGTCGCGAATCAAACTTATACCATACTCTTTATCATTCGTTGCCTTCGACGTGCGGTGAAAAGATTCTGAAAACCTATCGAGAGCTTCATTTATAAACCATGCCTCGGCTTCATCACAAACCTGCAGCCACCGCTCCTCCCACCTATCTTTTTGATCAAGCGAGTATGAAAAGCATTCAGCCTTCAATTCCTGCAGCCTTGGAACAATTTGCGTCACCGAAGTATTGGCCTGAGTCGATTCGTAAAGCTCAGCGCAGATATATAATTGCCTTGTGTAAGGATTTGCACAGGCTACCAATCCGCCGAAAGTTGAAATGGTTGCAGGATCCACCGACAGAACCCATTCCATGTCCCATTTAGTTTTTTCTATTTCTGCCAGAATTTTGTCATGGGGACTGACGTGATAATGTGGATTAAACATTGGGAAGATCGTTGACCTTCCTCCTCTGACAAACCTAGCTTCGTACTCACGCTCCCAAGTGTCGGACTCCCCACGGGCTAGTAGTTCTTTTTCTTTTTTTTCAAGCCATTCCTTTGAAACATAAGGATTGGATCTAGTAGGCGCGTGAAAATATCTTTTCGATGCGTCATTTTTGTAAGTCTCAGCCAATTCGGTGTAGTGGCATTCTATTTCTGGCGGCGTGCCAATAACAATCAAAGGCGAATTATACATCGCGCGATTAGGATCAAAGGCTTCGTAAAATCCCGGACGAAAATCTTTAAACTCGTCGTAAACTACTAAGCCTCGAGGCTTCACTCCGCGATATGCCTCGATATTATCCGATCCATCTAGCTTTATAAACGCGCCGTTTTTAAAAGTGATGCGCGCTTCCGTAGCGTTAGGATCTCCTTGTAACCACGACTTAGGCCCAAGCGTTTGCAAACGGCCAGAAGCCCACAAGATCTCTTTCGCTTGTTTTATAAAAGGCGCAAAATAATAATTTTCTGAGCCGGGAGTTAGCATCGCATAGCGCCAAAGCGCATAGGCCACGACTTCGGTCTTACCAAAATTCCTCCCTGCCTGAACAAAAATATCTTTTACATTTTCGTGGAATAAAGCTCGAAGGATTGGCTTTTGCCCCTCGTGTGGTAACCACAAAGCGTGAATCTCTTTCAATCTATCCGTTAGAAATTTCTGCTCAAACAAAGATTGTTTAATTTTTGTGAGCTCTTCGCGGCTTTTTTTTACGACGACTATTTTTTTCTTTTCTTTTTTCAGAAAGAATCGTTTTCAGTCTTGGCGGCTGCATGCAATTGCGGCCAAGCCGCGAGAGTTATCTCCGCTTTATCTCGCCAATTCAGCATGTTTTTAGTCATCCATATGAATGCAGTACTATTAAATCCGGGAA